ATCATCTTTGCCTTGTAGTTCTGTATGCGCCCAGAATGATGAGGTAGGGTTAAAGTCAATCCATATCTCTCCAGATGTTCTTATTGCTAATTGATTGTATGCTTCGTAAGGTATGTTGTTAGCTTCGTTTACATATAATGTGTGTCTTCTTGCTCCTCTTAATTTATCTGCTGATTCAACACTAAAGAATTCAATGTAACTTCCGTTTGCAAACTTATACTTCAGCATTGACTTATTATATTGCGCATCATTATAACGATTAGTCATCATCATAATCTTTAGGAAGTCTTTTAAAGCACCTCTACGCAAATGTGGTATAGATTCACTAACTACGCTTATCTCTACGTTAGGAGTTCTTATAGCTCTATCTATGAGGATAGGTAGTATGCCAAACGTTTTACCAGCTGACGTTCCACCTTGAACTATCTTTTTACGTTTCTTAAGTTTAAGAAGTTTTTTAATTGCAGTTGTTACTACAAACATTAATCAATAATATTAAATAAAGGTTGCTCGGTGTTTAGTGTGATGTCTTTTGTTTCTCTTGGTTTACCAGCATAATAATGATAGAACATTTGTATAAACTTAAACTCTCCAGATTCTATTCCTTTTTTTAGAGCTGCATAAGCTTGAGGTTCTAATGGTGTTAGTCTTTCAATTAACTTTACCTCCTCTGCTTTAGGCTTTCTACCTCCGTTTGAGTGTCCTCCGTTATTTCTTCTACCATCCATATTTGAATAATTTTGAGTTCAATTGTTTTTTATATAACAAATATCTTTTGTTTTTGTTATACTCCACAATATCCAGAATCACAATCTTTAAAGTCATCTTCGAACAATTCAGTTTGAACATTCCAAGATTTTATATCCTTATATTTTATTTTATCTTTTCCATTTCTCCAACAATCGTCTGGGTGTTTAACTCCTTCTTTAGATATAAACCAATTCATTTTGTTTGGATGCCAATCAAATCTTTTTCTTGTTAATATTAAATTTTGATGAAAGCAACCAACACAATTATTTATTTTTGCAAATCTAACATCTTTGTCATTCCAATATTCCTCTATGTTGTCTTTATATATATTATCTTTAATTAATGGAAATGTTGGTTTTTGCCATTCTATGATTCCCCATTTATTTTGTGTCTTTCTTTTTCCTACAATTGCTTTCATTTCTAAAAGCCCTTTGTCATTTGTTTTTTCTAGCGTTGTGTTTGCTCGTCTTTGTTCATTAGCTCTAAACCCTATTCTAAATTCTGCTGGTTTGTTTATTGTTTGTTGCCACCAATTAAATATTGGTTTTAATTTCATATCAGTTGTACAATATCTTCGAGTAACATTAGGTAGCGTTCCTCCTCCTTTTTTAACTACATAATCAAATGTGTTACCAGTAACCCAATCTATTTTTTGACCTATGTATTGTTCTAAATCTAACATAGTATAAATAATCATATCATCTTCTAATGTGCCTATAAAATCAGTTCCTAATCTATCGCTAACTTGTTGTCTTATTTTGGAATCTGGAAATAAACAACTTTTGTCTTCTGTTCTTACTAATGCAAATACATTATAATCTGCTGGGTAATTTGCAGCTATGTAACTTGAAGTCTTACCACCACTTAAAGAGTTTACTGTTTTCATTTGTTTATTCTTCAAATTCTTTTAATCTATTAATAACTCTTTTTATTCTATATTCTGCTACTGGGAATTGGTCTTCTGGTATCTCTTGTATTGTTTCTAATATAGGTCTTAACTTTGGGTCTATTTTTATTTGTTTTAAGAACTTGAATCTTGTCTCTAGTTTTCTATGTTCTTCTTGTAGTGTTTTTAGTTTTTGGTGTTTAGGTATGTATTCTTCTGTTGCTATTATTCTATTGTATATTTCCATATATTTAGGATTATACATTTCGAATGCTGGGAATATGTTGTTTATACTATGTAATACTGATGCGTGGTCTTTGTTTAGTGTTTCTCCTATTTTCTTTAGTGATAGGTTTGTTCTGTCTTTACATATTCTAAAGTATATTGCTCTTCCATAGACTATGTCTCTTTTTCTTGAGTTTACATTTATTCTATATCCTAACTCTCCTTCTACTAATTCTTTAATCTCTTTCGTTGTCATCTATTATATTTTTTATTAATTGTGTAAATTCTATTTGTTCTATTGCTAATTTAATTCCTTCACATTCCAAGTACATTTCTTTGTCTTCATAGTCGTATAAGATAATTCTTAATTCGTCTAATTCAGTTCCTTTCTCGTAGTCGTATAGTGTGATGTAGTAAAATTGATATATTATATCATTCTTGAGTCCTTGTGTTTCGTACATATTCAATCTCTCTTTCAAGATAGTCTTTAGCTTTTAGTAAATCCATTAGTTCGTGATTCTTCTTGTCTGCTCTGCTTATGTACTTTATTATGTTTCCTCTATTGAAGTTTAAGTTGTAGTCTTTGATAAAGTCTATAACATCATATCCTTTTCCGTTTTCATAGTGTGGTTGGCTTGCTCTCATTAAAATAATTCTATTTGATTAATATTTTCTTTTCTTCTTATTCCCATTACTGTATCAAGTATTGTTTTACCAGCTTCATAGTCTACAAGGTTTCTTGCTACCTTTTGAATACTTTGTTTGCCTTTATATTGCCTAAAGTCATAATCGTGAAATTCACAAAGTTTTTTAACCTCATTTGAACCAGAAGATATTTTAGCTTGTTCTCTATAACTTAATATGTTTGGAAGTTTAAAATTAGCCCAATACATATGCCTATTTCTTTTTTGTGCTATTATAAGTGGCTGATAATAAGGTATAACATTTTCTACTACATACTTACCTTTAAATCGTGGGTTTTCTCCTTTTGAAACTGTCTCAAGCATTATTATTTCTTCATACAGCTTCATATCTGGGTATTTGGTTTCAAGTTTGGGATTCCATCCTCTTGCTCTTGAATGAGTAGGGCAAGGAGGAGAACTCCAAATAAAATCAAACTCTTTATAATAATCTAATAAGTATTGGTGTGCATCTGCTACTATTACTTTGTCATTAGGGAATCTTTCTTGATATAGTCTTGCAAGTTCTTCATCCCATTCAACTGCTGTTATTTCGTGTTCATCTCCCCACTTGTATCTATTACCTCCTAAACAAGCATATAAGTTTAGTATTTTCATTTTTTTGTCAATAATTTATAATCGTTTAGATATACTTCTAATATAGGTTTAAATTCACTTATTGAAGAAATAGCTAAATGGTCTCTCTTTGCCATTTTCTCATATTGTTTAAATAAGTAATCTACTGCTTTTTTATTTTTTTGTGCTTTGGCGTATGCAACTTTAATAAATTCTCTAACACAATATGCTTGTATTCTTTTGTAACCATACCTTTCATATAAGTTAGATATGTTATATAATAAATATTTAGCAAAATCTAAATCGTCTATTTTAGCTGTACCTTTTTTAAATTTAGAATTATTATGTTTAAAAAAAATATTTATAACATTTCCTACTGATACATTATTAGAATTACTCATATAAGCATCATAAACTATTTTATAATCCTCATTACTTTTTGCAAATGCCTTTAAATAATCTAACATACTCCAAGCTCTGTTTCCGTTGTTTAAACTTATTATACATTTAAGGTGTTCACTTTCTTTACTTGTATTTACCCAATCTATTATATATGCTGGTAAAGTATTTTGTTTTAAAAGTTTTGCAGATTCAATTCTGTGGTGTCCTTCAATAACATCTCCTTTAGAAGATACAACTATTGGCATTAACCATCCGTAATCTACAAGTTTAGATTTAAAGTTCTCTGCGTGTGATAATGTAATTTCTCTATTTACACTTGCCATTTTTAATTCATTGATTGGATAAAATGGGTTAAAAGTTCCAGTTTGTAATTGTTTTGTTTTTGTTTTCATTTTGTTCTTAATTTTAAAAGGTTATAACATTGTATGTATTTTAACTTTGCTTTTGATTTGTATATTATTTTAAATAACTCGTATGTCTTTTTAGTAAATTGATAATGTGTCTCACAATCTTTAAATAATCTCTTTGCATATGCCTTTCCATATCCTTTGCAGTAGTTTACATTGTCTGCACTATCTCCTACTATCATTTGCTCGTAGAAGTTATATAAAGCTTCGTAAGGACTTATATCTATTATCTCTTGGTGTTTGTAGTGATAGTTATACATAAGGCAAGGTAGTTGTTTATAATCTTTGTCAAGTGATACTATTATTACGTTGTTGTGTCCTAATTCGTCAGTTAGTGTTTTCCAATACGTTGCAACTAAATCATCTGTCTCTACACCATAAGAGTTTTTAGTAGAGTATATCTCTGCTATATGTTCGTGCATCTCAAATAGTAATTTAGGATGTTCTTGTTTCTTTCTGTTTGCTTTGTAGTTTGGGTCTAGTAGTTTTCTAAAATTACCTTTACTATTGTTAAAAGTAATTACTCTTTCTATTTGGTAGGTTTCTTCTAGTCTATTTACAATTGACATAAATATCTCATCAAACTTTCCTATAGCTTCATCTAGTATGTCATCAACACCACAGCAAGAAGAATAAACTAAACTGTCTGCATCAAATAAAACTACCATTGTTCTTCAATTATTTCTATAGCTTGATTCTCTAGCTCATCAATTACTTCTTGTTCTAGTATGTCTATAATGTCTTGTCCTCCACATAGCACTTTAAAACAATTAAAATCACTACTAAAATCTGGGTACATATAACTACCATCTTGTCCTTTTTCATATTCTCCCACAACAACTAATGCTATGTTATCATATTCTACTGTTACTTCTTTTTTCATTTTGTTTTGTTTTGTGCAAATATAAACAATTTTGTTAATATATACTAGTCTTCTTTGTAATCTTTTGTTGCTTTAGTTAAAAATTTATCTATCACATCTATTTTTTTTGATTGCTTTTCTATTGCTACATATAAAGTTGCTACTGTAGATTCAAGTATCTTAAACCTTTCTTTAGTTGTGTATTTTTTATTTTTCATTCTTTATATTTATATAACATTTGTTTTTTAATTAAATATGCTTTTTTAGATTTAGTATCTCCTTTTCCAACAAACTCAACGTATTTTAATTTATTTTCTATAATACATCTCTTTATGTTTGTTATAGTTAGCCAATTAAAATTTTCTCCATCATATATAACCCACCATTTAGATTTACTTGTTGCCAATGCTGATGGTTTTCCATTCATTTCTATTTCAATAACTATATTTCCAGTATATAAACTTTTTTTATCAGATTTAACCTCTACACCAAAATTAAGTTCTGGAATAAATATATCCCAATCTTTGCAATAACCATCAATAATATGAGCTTTAGGATATTTCCTTTTAATTTTATTTAAAACTATATTTTCATATAATTTACCAACTTTTAAATCTTCTTGGAATGTGCTAATCATAATTCCATTAGTTCATTGATTACTGTATGCCCTCCTAACACTACTGCACAAGCAATAGCTGGTTTTTTTCCTCTTTTTGCATAAGCCATAGCATAAGCAGTTGCATCTATCCCACATCCTACCTGACTACCAAATACTTTAAAGTTTTGACCTACATACCATTCTGTGTAACATTGGGTGTGTAAGTGTCCTTGTATTGTACTTTGCATATCTGCTCTACATTTAGTTCTTGCAGTTCCAGCTTCTCCGTGTATATATTGAACTCCATCAATTACAACTCTATCAACAAACTTCCATTGTGGAACTTCTAATACATCTTTGTATGCTTTAATCCATTTCTTTGGTACTGCACTTGTTTGTGCTTTACGCATTATAAGTCTATCGTGATTTCCTATTGTAACGTGAGCTTTAGGAAAAGCATTGTACCAGTTAGCTATTTTATTTATTGCAAGTTCTAGTTCTTGTCCTCCTCCAAGTCCGTCAGCATCTGATTCGTGATATGAGGAATAATGATTATCTATCACATCTCCTATAAATACAACTCTATTACAATTGTACTTTGCATAAGTTTCTTGACAATGTTCTAAATAACCATCTAAACAAAATGGCTCGTGTAAGTCTCCTATAACAAGCACTCTTGTTTCTTTCTTGGTTATGTTCTCGTAAGCTGCTTTTTTGTTTCCGTTAATACGTGGTCTAATTTCCATAAGTTTTATATAAAGAGTTTAATTCATTAGTTATATTTCTTATACAACTCCCACAAGATGTCATTACTTTTTTTTCATTAAATACTCTGTTGTATATTTCTAGTAATTTCTTTTGTTCTTCTGGGTTTACTCTTGTTCTATTTTTTTCAAACCAATATTGTAAATAATAATATTCAGTTTCTGATAGACACTTTGGTCTTTTATACCTAAATGCTTTATTTAAAGCTATTTGTCTTTCTTCACATCCACAGTCTTCTCCAGCTATAAACTTAACAGCTTTCTCTATTCCAGTAGCTTTAGTAATCTTGGCAATAGTGTCTCCTAATCCTTTAGATTGTTTGTCGTAATTTGCTTTCCATTGTTTGTACTCTTTAGTACGTTTGTCTTTTGGTGGTTTCATATTAAATTATAATCTTGGTTTTTAAAATCTTCGTAGTCTTCACTAAACTTATCTCTTATTTTGTCTTTGCCTTTTTTTAGTGTGTGAAATATATTAACAGGACTTATTTTAGTTTCACTTGATAAACCTCTAATGCTTAAATCTGTATCTCTATATAATTCATAAATACTTTTATCATACCAATGCCACTCATCTAACTCGTTATCCATCTTTTGACATAATCTCCAAAACGCTTCTTCTTTTTTTATTTCATCAGTAGCTGTAAAGTTGTGCATATCTTTTTCTGGAATCTCGTTAAAGTCTTTGTCTTTGTAAAATTCTTCTATTTGTATTTTATGTACTTTGTTTTTCAATTTAATATAGTTTATAAATACACTTCTAATTGTGAAATACATATAAGCTTTGGAATATTTACCATTGCTATATACTTTTTTATTATCTGCATATTTAATAATCTTCAGATAGCTTTCTTGCACTATATCTTCTGCATAGTCCTTCGCACCTAGATTTTTTGCTATTTGTACCCACTCTTTATGATTTTTACCTAATGCTACTAAAAATTCTGTCATACTAAAAACTTACACCTTTTAAGGGATTATATAAATCTCCAACTATCTCTGGTAGACCTATGTCATTAACTTTAAAGCTAAATGTTTCAAAAGCAAAACCTCTGCTACGTTTACATTTAACTGTTATCCAATCCTTGTTTACTGTGTTTCGTTCTATTTGTATTTGTTGCTCACTCTTTTTCTCTAACGCACTACCTAAATTTCCAGTGGGTTTGTCGCTACCAAAATTACTATGTATTACAGTAATTATATGACAATTAAACTTCTGCGACCATTCCATTAATTTTTGTGCTACAAAATTAGATTGCTCCATCGAATTTACATCAGAGCATAAATCGGCAATTCCATCTACTACGACTAAACCTACTTTACCTTTCTCTATTTTTTCTTTTAAATAATATTCTATAAATGCTACTCTATTTTTATATCCTACTGTTCTTAATCCAAAAGTATGATAACAATCAGTATCTACATTGTTATTCATTGAAATAGCTCTTTTCATTGTTCTACTTGCGTGAAACTTACCTTGCTCTGTGTCAAAATGTATAAGGCATTTATCTCCCCTATGTCCTCTTAAATCTCCACCAAACTTATTTGAACCTCCTAAATAAACAGAAGCTAAAAGACTTATGAAAAAACTTTTACCAGTTTTAGGAGCTGCTTGTACAAAACTAAAGTTGCCATACGTTCCAATCGGAATTGGTAAGGTCTTTGTGCCTTTAGGTGTTTGTATAGTTGTTTCTCCCATAGATATTGCTACTGGTGGATATTCTACTATGTCATTAGTATTTATTACACACTCATCTTCCAAGAGTTGCATAAACATTTTCTGTTCTTCGGTCATAAAAAAAGGAGGGCTTTTACACCCTCCCAAATATTAAAATGGTAAATCTACATTGTTGTCGTTGTCTTGTGGTTGAGCTTCTTGCTGTGCTTTAGTGGACTTGCCTTTACACTTATTGTAAAGTTATAGTAAACGCCTTTTTTTCCTTTTACAAATTTTTCTTTTGGTAGATTTTCTACGTTAATGTTTAAATTGATTAGTGATGCCATTGTTTATTTATTTAAATTAATTAATTTTTCTTTATCTATTTTATTTGTTTTTTTAAAATCTTCCGATTCATCTTCTCCAAATACTCCTAATTGGTAAAAGCCAGTTAGCTTTAATACAGCTCTTGATAATGCTCTTTTTTCTGCCATTTCGACTACATACCAACTCTGGCAATTACCTTCTTTAAATGAAGCACCTTTTAATGCTGACCCAAAACTTTCTATTAAAGTATTTGGTTTTGTTTGTACAAATGCAATAGCTTTAATAACTGCAAAAATAGTTTCGCATTTTATCACTTCATAATTTACAGTTATGTTTTCTTTTGCTTGAATCTTTTCAATTCCTGACCTTGTGATTATAGTAAATGTTTTTTTATTATCTCCATATCCAATATCTTTTGTAAATATATCCTCTGGAGTTAATTCATACTTTTGATACAATCCTTTTAATTTTTCTCTGTTCATTTTGTTTTAGTTTATAATTTCTTTTACATTTTTTTTAAACTCATAAAAGTCTTGAGTTTGTTTTCTTATTTCTTGTTTAATGTTACTGTTGTTTAATCTTAATTCTCTGTTTTCTATGTGCATTGAGTTTATATAAAAATACATTTCGCTTAACGCTTTCATATATTTATCAGCTTCTTTAGGTTTAGTTTTGTTAAACTCTAAAAGTAAGTTAGCTAATAACTCATAGTTAGTATGAAAGTTAATCTCTTGTAGTGTCATTTAATAACTCTTTTATTACAATTTTCTTATATAATTCTGGACAATTTTTATCACATAACTCAAATATAAAAGTTTCTAATTGCAGAATTTTTTTATTTTTTATAGCAACCTCTTTTTGTAATGCATCTATCTGCATATTTTTAAAAGTGTATAAGTCTCTAACTGTTTCGTGTATAGGTTCGTTTTTCATAAGTTTGTAAAATTATTAATTTCTAATCCTACTCCAGAGCCATTAACTCTTTCTAAAATACATTTATTAAATAAAGAATATGTGTATGCTTTAAAATAATCTTTTTCTCTAATAA